CGCGAAGACGGCACCCGCGTTTACAGCATCGCCAAGTAGCGTCACCGTCCCTCCCCCTTCCGCCCGCCCGGCTCCGGCCGCGGCGGGCTTTTTTGCTTCTCAGATCGGCGAGATGCGGTACTCGCCACCCAGGACCACACGCTGCTCGCGCGGCACCACTCGGCAGAAGGCGATGACCTCGGCTTCCGCGCGGTCCGGCGATTGGACGCCCCGCTTGCGGGCGTCTTCCTTCGGCTCGACCTGAATCTGGCCGCGCGGCAGCTCGCGGTATTCCACGCCTGACAGTTGGGCCTTCGTGTCTTCATCTATGGCCGCTGGCAAGTGTGAGACGTATCCGCACTTATACGCCTCCCGCAACCGGAAATACGCTTCGGCCTTGGCATTCAGGAACTGCTCTTTGTCTAGCGGCTCCCCGCCGGCTCGGAAGCCATAGACGGTGAATCCGCAGTCTGCCAGGTGAAGCCCCATGCCGTGACCCACGCCCACCACGTCAACCACGATCGGCCCCAGGGGATAGGGGTGCTGTTTGCGAAGTTGATAGAGCCACGCCGTGATCTTCCCCCGCGGGTCCGCTTCCGACCACGCCTCCCGGGCGAGGATGATGCCGTTCACTCGGGCACAGGCCGCCGTTTCATCGTCGCCGCCGGCCGCCACGTCCAAACCAACCTGAATGTAGTTGCCGCGGGCCTCGCGCAATTCCTCCTCCGTGGGCTCCCGGTCGGCATGCTCAAGCCACTCCAGTGAGAAGACCGCCCACTGACTCTGGCTGGGAAACTCGCCCAAGACCCGCGCCAGGAAGCGCGGGTTGTTCGGTCCCCACTTGTAATACATCTCCTTGACCCAGCGCCGTCGGATGAGCCAGGGAAACGGTGCATAGTCAAGCTCCTCTTCCGAAAGCTGCAGCAGCGATTCCATGGTCAAGCCGGCCAGGTTGGGCGTGTCGAAAGCGGAGATGGTGATGGTGGCGTGGCCAGGAGTCCCCCGTAGCTTGGTGAAGGCGTCGAAGACCGGGCCCGATGGAACCGTTGGATTGCAGAGCATCACCAAGCGAACGTCGCCAGCCGAGCGGATGCCCTCAATGGCGTCCCAAATCTCCGACGTGATGCCGATGGCCTCGTCCGCGAGGATGGTCACCCGTTTGCCGTGGAAACCCTGCGCGTTGACGCCCTTGGTGGATGAAAAGCCCTGGGCGTACCGCTTGGACGAGATCTCCCACATCGTCGCGGTCGGTTCAGGATAGCGGATCTGGCTGGTGGTTATGGCCTCCGTTATTTCGCGCCAGAAGGTCTTGACCTGGCGCAGCGTGGGCGCCGTCACCAGGACGATGGATTCCTGGTACGCGGTCACCTCGTACGGCACCATGCCGGCGCATGCATAAGTCTTGCCAGAACCGTGGCAGCCCTTTACCGCGACCTGGCTGTGGGTGCGGATCGCACGGACCAGTTCCTGCTGCTTGGCCCAAAGCTTCCGCAGCAGGAATTTACGCTGGAAAGTGACGGGATCAAGCACCGTCGTCAGGCACCGAGTTCACGTAGGCAGAGACCGCGTCCAGGTCCAGCTTGCGGTCCTTGCCTTTTTCGTCAACGAACCGCGCGTCGGTCCGCTGGCGATACTTATCCGAACGGTTGCCGTTCAGTAGGAATATCAGCAGCGTGTCGGAGTACCTGCGGATGGAGGCCGGCGCTGCGATTGGTTTGCCGGCGCCGTTCCGCTTGATCTCACCCTTCTCGTCGACTGTCACGTCCAGCACGCGCCTCCCGGCGCGGAACACCGGCTCCGCCACGCCCTCGTATGCTCGCCGCACTGCTTCCGACTCGAGGGTGTCCATCGCCTCCTCCCAGGCGACCGCAAACCGCTCCCTGTAAGTCGGGTCCGTTCGAAGCCAGAAGTAGTGCATGTCGCGGTCAATCCCGGCGGCGAGCGCCGCGCGTAGGATGTTGCCGCCCGTCTGAGGCAGAGCCGCCAGGAACTTAGCCTGGCTCGCGCGTTTTTTTGGGTGCCGAATTCTGTGATCTGGCACGTCACTTGGCAGCATCGAACGCCTCCTTGCCGATCTGGTCCTGCCACTCGCGCAGCCGGCCTTCCTTCACGTGGTCGAACGTCGCGCCCTTGTATGGACCGGCGCCCAGCACGGCTTGCTTCTGGGTGAGGTTGAAGTACCTGGTGCAGACTACATCGACGTACTTCGGGTCCAGCTCGATGCCGACGCACACGCGCTCGGTCAGTTCCGCGGCTGCCAGAGTCGTGCCGCTGCCAAGAAACGGATCGTAGACCAGTGCGCCCCGTTTGAGGTGGTTCAGGATCGGGCGGCGCATCAGCTCGACCGGCTTCTGAGTGGGGTGGTCGAACTTCTCTTCGTCGCTGCCGCCCATGATAAATTTCGGTGAAGGCGAATCCCAGATCGTGGAGTTTTCACCAGCTTTTCCAAACCACGGCGCGTTCTTCTTCCGCACGTACCAGCAGGGCTCGTGTTGATACCAGTAGTGGGTCCGCGTCAGGACCGTCCGTTGCTTGTTCCAGATGATTTGCTGCGGATAGAGAAAGCCGATGCGAAGCAGGCCGTTGAGAACCTCGCGTGTGAAGACCGAGGCGTGCCACACGTAAGCGATCTGCAGACTCGGCACGAGTTCAAAAGCCTCTGACCAGTCCGACCGCGTGTCACCCGAGATGGTTGTTTCGGTGTGCCCTTGGGTGCGGTGCTTCATGTAGCTGGCCTCCGCCGGGCCACAACTATTGAGGCCGGCCCGGTCGCGCCATTCGGAATCCAGCTCAATTCCGTAAGGTGGGTCCGTTACCATCAGGGCAGGCCTGCGCTCGCCGAGTAGTCGCGCCACGGCTTCTGGGCTGGTGGCGTCCCCGCATAGCACGCGGTGCTTTCCACAGATCCACAAATCCCCGAGCCGGCAGACCGGGATCTCGGGCAGCGGCGGGACGGCGTTGGCACGATCTTCGTCGTCTGAGACGAGCAGCAGATCGTCGATTTCCCTCGGGTCGAAGCCGGTCAATGACAAATCGAAATCGGCCTCGTTCAACTCTTGAATTTCAAGGGCCAGCAGTTCTTCGTCAAAGTCAGCCCAAGTCGCGGAGCGGTTCACAAGTAAGCGGAAGGCCTTCACCTGCGCCTCGGTCCACTCATCGCAGAGAATTACAGGGATACAAGTCACGTCGCCGCCTGGCCATACGCCCAACTTGCGCGCACTTTTCAAGCGCAAATGTCCGTCAACCACGGTTCCGTCGCTACGCGCAAGCACCGGGATCTTGAAGCCAAATTCCCGGATGGAGGCACACATGCGATCAACCGCGGGATCGTTTTTGCGCGGGTTGCGAACGTAGAAGACGAACTTGTCGATGTGCCAAAACTGAATTTGCCAGGTTTGGGCCGTCTTTTCCTGCGCGAGCATACCTCACCTCGTTTCGGTGAAGAATCCTCCGCAGGGTGCGCCCTTGGCGCCGGCCCGGCGAACTGAATCTCTGAGAACAATTCTACACGCATTTTGTACACTCAGCACTGCCGCCTTCCCTTCTCTTGCCAAGGGCGACGCGATTCGGTGGCGGTCATTTCCCGCGCAGTGATCTCATGTACCGTGCTATCCACTGGCGCTCGGTAAGCGCCCTTCGTGGTCTTAAACCGCTATGACAGCGCTTGCCGGTACACCCGATTCGCAAGGCGATTTCCCTCCATGTTGCGTCGTGATTGTGGCCGACACCGGCCAGAGCGTGAGCGATCTCATGCAAGATCGTGTCTCTTACGAACGTCCGATCATTCAGTTCCGTGATTGACCGCGAAAGACCAATCCGTCGCCACGGCTCTTTCTGAGTAGCCAAGAAGCGGCAAGATCCAGCCTGGCACGTCGATCGGTCCCATCCAAACCTCCACTTCCGTTCAAGCAGCCCGTGCTGACCCATCAGTTCTTCGGCAAGGATCTGTGTTTCGTCAAGGTTCATTATGGAGTCCTCGCTAAACGTCACCGCGACACTTCTGGAAAACCAGTCTCGAAGATCACTCGCCGCGGGACGCCACCCCGGATCTCAAGCTCGGCTAGCTTTCCGTCTTTGATCCGGTCGAATCGCTCTAGAAGCCGGCGCACTTCGTGAGGAAGAGCAAAGTCGGGAAGGGTCAGCTCCGGGCGCGGACCGTCGTCATCATTCAGCTTCACATCGAGTAGCACCACCGGAGGGGGAATAAACACGGGCTCTCCGTTTCTGATGGTGATTTCGCGGATGTGCCCATAGTTTATGGCTTGACAGATCCGAACAATGGTTTGCCGCGGCTTTGATAGCTGAGAGAATTTTATTACTGGGCTCATGGTGATTTCCGTTCATTGATTGCCGGCGGCGGGCGCCGGGGTGGGGTGGCCTACGCTCGGTGTTCCAGTGTTCCAGTGTGTTCCAGTGTTTTTCTCAAACTTCCCAGGCGTGCGGCGGAGGCTACACCCATTTGTTCCCCGCGCGCACGCGTAGAAAATACTGGAACACTGAAACACGTTTACAAACGAAAGGACTTAAACTGGAACACCAACTGGAACACATACTGGAACACGGCTTCCCTACTGGAACACGGCTTCCCTACTGGAACACCGCGCGATAGCGCCACTCCCGCGCCCCGCGCGGGCCAACATTGGCCCGCTTCCAGCCGGCTACTCTAAGGCAACGTGCCACCCGGTTGGCGGCCGCCTGGTCCTGCTTCGGCGTGTCAAGACCGAGCCGCTGAAGAATTTCCGAAATCGAGACGCTACCTCTTCCGTCGGGAAACTGGCTCGTAGCTCGATCAGCCTCTTCCTTCGCGTATGCGGCAACCTTTTCTTGCCAGACATCCGCGATGTATCGCGCGCTCTGTTCCTCCATGGCCCCCTCAATCACATCCGCGTCCTCCAGCCACCACTTAACACCAGCACGGTAGCGAGCTAGTGCCTCAGCCCAAAGCTGGTCGCGGTCCTGCTGCAGCCGATCCACATCGATGCCTCGGCACTGCACGGGCCAAAATCGTCGACCACCCGTCTCATCTTTGAGCCACGTGTCCGCATTGGTGGTGCCGATGAAAACGCACTGCCGCGGCACATGCAC